AGAGGCTAAACTATGACTACCAACCCATATATTCAAGACGATACTGGACAACAAGATTTGATGGAATCTATCACCATCGAAATCATTCAAGGTACCGGAAGAGATGTGGTATATGTTCCACGTCAATATGCAAATATTGATAAAATCTTTGGTGAAGATATGGGTACTTCGTTTTCTACATCTTATACCATTGAAGCCTACATCAAAACAAATACTGGGTTCAAAGGAACTGATATTATTAATCAGTTTGGTATTGAAGTAAAAGATCAGCTTACTCTAGTGATTGCAAAGAAAAGATTTAAGGACATAGTAAGTGCAGCAGAACCTGCAATTATTCGTCCACGTGAAGGTGACTTAATTTATTTTCCGTTATCCAAAAGTATATTTGAAATTAACTTTGTAGAACACGAAAACCCCTTCTACGCATTAGGCAAACTTCATAGTTATGAATTGACATGTGAAATGTTTAGTTACAGTATGGAAAAAATTACCACAGGAAATACTGCTATCAATGAAATTTATGATAATGCCTTTAGAACCTTCTACAATCTATATGTGTACAATCTTATAGGTGCTACTTCTTTCTATCCGGGACAATACGTGCAACAAAGTGGTATTTCTGGTGGTTCTGGTGGATTTGGTCAAATTGAATCTTGGGCAGGTGAAACTTATAGTCCAGTGCTTATCAATATTATCAGCGGAAGCTTCAGTACGGCTTCCACATTTAGAGCCCTCGGAGATACAGCTGGAGTCTACCAAGGGCTCACAGCGTCTATTAGCTCCATTATTGCTGATACTAATAGATACGTGTCCTACGGAACCAACAAGACTCTCAAAGGAAACAATGAGGATTTTGAACAAGAAAGATTTGCAAATAATGTGGTTCCGTTTGACAATACGGATCCATTCTCGGAAGGTAATTATTAATGTTTCAATATTACTACGGCGCATATCTCCGAAAAGTCGTTATTGCTTTCGGTACCCTATTCAATAATATCTATGTTGCCCATCCAGAAAGTGGTGTTGACAAAAATATTCGTGTTCCTTTAACCTATGCACCTAAAGAAAAATTTATTCGGCGGTTATTAGAAGAATCATCGATTACTGATGATACCAAATTGGGGATACGTTTACCACAGATGAGTTTTGCAGTTAATCAGATTGCCATTGATCCAAGCCGTAGACGTAACAAAGTAAATACTGATGTATACGATGTTGTTGGTAATCAAGGCAAACAGATGTTTGTTGAAGTACCTATTAATATAACATTCAATTTGTTTATGTACACAAGACATATTACAGATACTTTACAAATTTCAGAACAAATTATTCCATATTTTAATCCAGAATTTAATTTAAAAATTAACTATGGTGCAAATAGAGATGATACAACAGTTCCACTGGTTATCATGAATGGTATAAATTTAAATGAACGATACGATGGAGACTTCGGTAGTCGCCGCCTAAATATGTCTAGTATAGGATTAATTGCAAAAGGTTATATGTTTGGTCCAGCTAATGGTAACCAAGCTATTCAGCTTCTTGAAGATTATAATCTTGATGTGCAAGCTATGTTAGAATAAAATGAAAGATGTAAATAAAAATTTAGAACAGTTTTTTCATATAGACTCCACAAACGAAACTACCAAACAAGAAATTGTAAAACCTGGGGCTACTGGACCAGCAAGTGAAGATTATGATTTTGCCAGACAGAATCTGAGAAATCTTATTTCTAGTGGTGCAGTTAGTTTAGAAGGAATAATGAAAGTTGCTATTGAATCTGATAACCCAAGAGCTTATGAAGTTCTTGCGACGATGATTAAAACAATAGCTGATATCAATGTAAATCTAATGGACGTATCTACAAAATTTGCAGAAACAAATAAAGTTACTGTAAAAAATAATACAAATAATTCAATATTTGTTGGTACAACCAAAGATTTGCAAGCCTTATTAAAAAAAGAAAAAGATTATGTGGAGGCAGAAATAAATGAGTCAACCCCGAACAGGATATCGGTCAAACCCGAATCTTAAAGCACCCGGTATAAATGTCAATTATACCAAAGAACAATTTGACGAATATGTAAAGTGTGCTCGCGACCCAATTCACTTTATTGAAAATCATATTAAGATTGTTACACTCGATAAAGGTTTAAGCCCTTTTCTCTTATATGATTATCAAAAAAAGTTTATTCAGTCTATTCACGATAATCGATTTGTGGTATCAAAATTTCCTCGACAGAGTGGTAAGTCCAGCTGTGTACTTGGTTATATCAACCATTATGTAAACTTTCATCCAGATGTGAAAGTTGCTATTCTTGCAAATAAACAAAAAACTGCAACTGAATTATTTAACAGACTTCAGTTAGCTTATGAAAATTTACCACAGTACTTACAACAAGGTGTGCTTGAGTGGAACAAAACTTCACTAAGCCTTGAAAATGGTTCGTCAGTTATGTGTGCTGCTACTTCAGCTTCAGCTATTCGTGGTGGTTCTTATAATTTTCTATTGTTAGATGAGTTTGCATATCTTCCACAAAATATTGCAGAAGAGTTTTATGCATCTACGTATCCGACCATTTCGGCTGGTACTACCTCAAAAATTATAATTGTTTCAACTCCACACGGATTAAACCATTTTCATAATACTTGGATTAATGCATCTCGTCCAGAAGGACATCCACTCAAGAATAAATTTGTTCCAGTAGAAATTAGCTGGAGACAAGTTCCTCTATATCCGGGTGGTCCGAATAGAGATGATGCATGGAAAACCGAAACCATTGCAAATACCAGTGCAGAACAATTCAATCAAGAATTTGAATGTTCATTTATTGGATCATCTAACACACTTGTTTCGTCATCTAAGCTAAACATTTTAGCCCCTAATGATCCTATCGAACAAACTCCAGAAGGTTTAAGAATCTTTGAACAACCGGATCCAAACGGTATTTATTTTATCATGGCAGACGTTTCTCGTGGACAGGGTAAAGACTATTCTGCCTTTATTGTTATCGAAGGAAGTCAATCACCCTATAAAGTTGTTGCGAGCTTTCAAAACAACACAATCAGCCCGTTCTCTTTTCCAACTACAATTAAAGTAGTAGCCGAAAAATATAATGAAGCTTATGTGCTTATTGAGGTAAATGACGTTGGTGGACAGGTTGCATCAATACTTTATAACGATCTAGGCTATGAAAATTTGCTGATGACTCAAAATAAAGGAATGAAGGGTCAGGTATTATCTCAGGGTTTTGCTCGGGGTAGGGCTGAATTCGGTCTTAGAACGACTACTCAGACTAAAAAAATTGGTTGTGCGGTACTTAAACGTTTAGTAGAAGAAGACAAAATTTATTTAAACGACGAACGAATCATGAAAGAACTTATGTCGTTTGTATCAAAAGCAAACAGTTTTCGGGCAGAAGATAACCATAGTGATGATTTAGTTATGTGCTTAGTGTTTTATTCATGGTTAACTCGCCAAGAGTATTTTGCTGACTTAATTGAGACTGCCAAGAACAAATATTCTCAGAATGAAACAAACCCGGAAGATGACAATACATTGTTTATGATGAGTGCAGATGAACGAGATCCAGATGAAGTTACAAAAGACGGCTGGTCAGATGGAAATTTTGTTTGGTTTCCGTCATAAAAAATAGTATATAAATAATAACGAGGAACAATATGGGATTTGCACCAGAAATAATTAATCCAACACCAATTAACCCCTTTTCAGATTTTTTAGATACTAATCAGGATGGAGGAAAATGGGAGAGCGATCAGCGTAATCCTGACTTCTTAAGAAATGCTGTAGTATTAATTTCTGCAGGAAATTTTACTAGTATTAATACTCTAAATCAGAAAGGTATAACAGCATCTGGTTTATTTGGAATCCTAAAAGCTACACAGAATGCAGGAAATATATGGACGGAGAAGATTACAGGTGAATATAAGATAGGGCCCGACAATACGAGTGGGTCTTATGTATTTGACAGTCCAAACAGTTTTATAAGTGTGATGAATAACATTCACAATAATATTAATGATATTATTCGACAATATATTCCTGAAGCATCATATACTGATCTAGGCCCTGACGGAGTGCCAACGGGACCAGGTGGTAACTTCGCGAATACAAATTCATTTAATTTTTTAAAAGATATTATGTTTCCTGGTTCGTATACAGGAAATTCTGGTGGAGTATTACCTACGAGACTTTATAATAGTGGCGAACAACCAGATGTTACCGGAAACGGAATAACTGGTGCGTTTGTTGTTTATGATCAACCTAATCAAGAACATGTTTTGAGTAGAACTGGTATTGAGTTTTATACTGTACTGACAGCTCTTGCATATGGAGCAACTGTTGTCGTTAATGGTAATTATCAACCTATGGCTAATTGGCTTGGAAATCCGGGGCAAGTCAATTCATACGCCTGGTCAACTAGAGCCGATGCTTTTATGACTTTAGATATGAGTACATATATTGATGGACAAGGTATTACTTTAGCATCATCTGAGAGTCGTTTAATATATGGAGGAAGCGAAGCTTCATATGCATCAGGTAATACATTTAATTATTGTCATGGACTTACTGCCCAGTGGTTAAACAGTATCTATACAGAAACTATTAAGCGTAATAATATTGTTAATAGTACTTTAGATGACGATGCCCCCACGAATACTAAGGCCGCTTATATTATTCATGCAGGATTATCTGGAGCTGCTTTCTGTCTTTCGCAAAATACAAGTTCTAATGATTTTTCAGATATTCATCGTTATCCTGGATTTGATGGAAAACCATCACTATACCAGAATGTACCCAATACAGCTGGATTAACTGCTTATACCTTAATAGAAGATCCATATCTTAATAGATTATTATGTGTTATTGGAAAGAAACAAAGAGTAATTAAGTCTCCTAATTTTGGTAATCCTACAACTGGAAGGCTTGTTTTAGAAATTCCATTAATTGCTGATGTTGCAGGTGCTTTACAGCGAGCTAAATCAAATAATGATCTTTATAAATCAGCTGTAGGTTTTCCGTATTCTACACCTTTAAATTGTGATAGTATAACACCTACTCCAGCTAGTTTTAGTAACTCTGCTAAAACTTTACAGAGTAGACGTATTAATTATTATGTTAGTTCGAGTAATGGTTTAGTATTAGCTACAGATTTAATTGGCGCTACATCCCCATATCTTTCAATTGATATTAATGATAGAATTGGTGTTACATCCATGAAACGGGTAATTACTGAGATAGCAACAATTATTTTGAACAGAGCTATTACTGCTGGTAAAGTAAATAACCCAAGTAATAGAAATATTTTAGAAAATGAGATACAAAGTGAAATCGTTGCTAATTCTGGATTAAATGCATCACTTAACCCAGGTACTATTGTAGTTATTGAATACCTAACAGCTGCAACTGTATCTGCAACTATAACTTTCTTTCCAATACAAGCATCTTTTGGAACAACAGCGCAAAATACTCTGCTTTCTGGATATACTGTAACCGTTATAGCTCAATAAATTAAAGGTTCTTAAATGGCTAATCAAACAATTTCAGAATTCAAAGATGGGTTTAAAGGCGGAACTCGTGCTAATAGATTCAATGTTGATATTAATTGGCCTGCAAATGTTACTTCCCAACCTACTACTTCAATTTATCATGCAACTGCAACAAAATTACCAGAAGCAGAATTGGGTAGTATTTCAATACCATACCGTGGGCGTGTAGCACATTATGCTGGTGACCGAGACTATAAACCATGGACTGTTACCTTTATTGATGATACGGGAAATAATGAATCGTGGACAGCATTTCACCAATGGGCTGATTTATTAAGTTCACACACAACAAATACTGTTGCTGACTCAACATATGCAGCAGGTATTAATTTATGTGATATTACGTTTAATCAATTAAGTGATCCTAGTGGCGGTGGCGGTACTGACACAGGGCATTCAATATTTCGAACAATAACATTAAAAAATGCATGGCCTTCAGAAGTAGGCCAGATTGGTTTAGATATGGGTGAAGGTGGTAGTTTAGTATCCTTTAGTGTCACATTTACTTATGACTATTATGAGATCGTAAACGGTATTTAAGTATGAATCTATCAACATTTAAAAATTCTTTTTCTGGTGGTACACGTGCAAACCGTTTTCTTGTTAGCGGTGGTATTGCGTTTTCTACAACAAGCACATCAGTGACTCCTAAACCATTTCATATAAGATCTACTTTTATTCCACCTATTACAAACATAACATTAGAATTACATGGTTATGGTAGAAAAGTACATATTCCTGGTGATAGACAATATGCACCATGGCAAATATCCATATATGATGATTTAAATGGATCTACTAGTGTAGGTACTAATAGTACTACACCTTCTAATTTATGGGCTGATTTTTCAAATTGGAGTAATAGAATTAATAATCATAAAGATAATACTCCAGACAGTACATTAAATTCAAACAATTATAAGCGAACCTGGAAAATTGAACATTTAGATTTAAATGGTGACACCATAAAAACCTTTACTATGAATGGTTGCTGGCCAAAAACTGTTAGTGCCATTGATCATAATATGGCAAATAGAAATTTTTTGAATACTTTTTCAGTTGTTATGTTATATGATGATATTGTAATTACTGGTGCTGATACCCAAGCATAAAAATAAATCTTGATTTAATTGTACCTAAATATTGTGAAAGATCAACATGGCTATAGAATTTTTTGGATTTGAATTTGGAAAGAAACGCCCGGAAGAGTCCCCAGATGTAATGGTAGGACCGAAGCGATTAGTTGCTACAGAAGACTTTGATGGTACTGTAGCAGTAGAAGCCGGTGGTGTATTCGGTACATACATTGATTATTCTACAACTCTTAAAGACGAAAATGCAAATATCGTTCAATACAGAAATATGTCACTCTACCCAGAGGTAGATGCGGCTGTTGATGAGATTGTAAACGCATCTATTGTCTGGGGTACAGATCGTAAACCTATTAAATTGGATCTTACGACTGTTCCGTTATCAGATCAAGTAAAACGTAAAATACATAATAGCTTTGATCGCATTCTAAAGATGCTTGATTTTAATGCTAAAGCGTATGAAGTTTTTAGACGTTGGTATGTCGATGGTAAATTATTTTATTATATTATTATTGACGAAAAGAATCCAAAAGAAGGTATCAAGGAATTAATTCCTTTGGATCCATTAAAAACTAAGAAAATTAAAAATATAGAAAAAGAAGCAGCAAATGTGGCTGCTGGTACTGTTGCTTTAATTAAAAATATTGAAGAGTTTTATCTATATTCCAATACAGATAAAGATTCGTACATCACAACCCCAAATCAAGGAATTAAAATTTCCAAAGATGCCATTTCATATGTTCACTCCGGAATGGTTGATTTAAACACTAAACGTGTAATTGGATATCTACACAAAGCCATTCGTCCAGTGAATATGCTTCGACAACTTGAAGATGCCTTGATGGTATATCGTGTTGCTCGTGCACCTGAACGTAGAGCATTTTACGTCGATGTTGGTCAGTTACCTAAACAAAAAGCTGAACAATATCTTCGTGATATGATGTCACGATTCAGAAACAAGATTGTATATAACCAGGGTACAGGAGAAATTAAAGATGATAAAAATTTTCTATCGGTTCTTGAAGATTATTGGATTCCACGTCGAGAAGGCTCCAAAGGAACAGAAATCCAAGTGTTGCCAGGCGGACAAGCCATGTCGCAAATCGAAGACGTTGACTACTTTCCTC